TGGTACCGGTGAGGGGACACCCTGAATTTTCGTCCCCTCGGGCTACCGGCTGTAAGTCAATGTTTATTCCATCTTCGGAAAAGTCAAAATGTCCGTTAGGGTCTGCGTCCAGAAGCGTCCATACAACGATTCTGTCTTTTCCGACTTCCACGCGCATTACCAACGACAAAAGCGCGTTTACATCGTCTCCTGCGGCGTTTAACAACGTCCTAAGACGATCCTCTGGTATCTGCGTACCATCGGCGCTGTGTTTCAGCGTTGTCATTTGCCTGTCAATTTCCGCAAGCTCTTCTTCAAGCACCTGCATCTTCGTTTTCAATGTCTGGCTGTGCAGCCCCGCAAGAATCGCATTTGTTCCCGCTTCGAGCTGCCGGTTGATTTCCATCCTTCGGGAGAGAAGAATTTGCATCCGCTGTGTGGCGACGTTGATTATTTCGTTTTTCTCTTCCCGGATAATGCTGATTATGTTTTCTATGTTTCCCGGATTTCCCAGGATTTCGCGTATAGCATCAGCGACGATGTTTTCCAGCTCTCCTGCGCCGATCTGCGGATTATCGCATTGCCCGGTTCGCTTTTTCCCTGAACACGCGTAATAGTAATACGTCTTTTTCGAGCTGACGATCGTCATGGCGCTTTTGCATTCGCGGCAGAACACCCTCCCCTTGAGCGGGTATTCTCGTGCCTTCGGTGGCCTGCCAGCTTGCACACGTCGGTTATCTTCCATCTTCTTCTGCACCCTTTCCCACGTTTCACGGTCGATGATTGCCGGGACGGCGTTCTCTATCCGCATGGTTCTGATTGAAAAAGAATGCGAATTTCGCGTACCGTCCGGTCGGCGCTCGCTCCTGCCGTACACAATATTCCCGATATACTTCTCATTTTTCAACAGGTCATGCAGACTGTTCGTTCCGAAGCATCCGCCGCGTTTGGTGCGCTTCCCGGAATCGTTCAGCCATTTTATTATTTCCCGATACGATTTCCCCGCGGCGTACTGCCGGAATATCTCACGTACTGTATCTGCTTCATCCTCGTTGATGACAAGGCGCTCGTCCTCTACGTCGTACCCCAGCGGCGGCTTTCCGCCCGTGTGCTTGCCCTGCTCCGCCATGTAACGCATCTTTTCGATGACCTTCTGCCGCGTTTGGAGCACCCACATCTGATTCATCAGAGCCATGCTTCCCTCGGATAGAAACGTCATCGGGTCGCGCAGATCGCCGCCGATGATCGGCTGCGTCACGGCAACGACGCGCACGCCGTAGCACGCCATCTGTTCGCGGAATTGAAACCATGCCGTCAGCTTGCGGAACATCCGGGATTGATCGTATATAACAACGGTATCCGCGCCGCCCTCGGCGAGCTGGCGCATCATACGTGAATACTCCGGTCGGGTGTTCTTCATGCCGGATGTAGCCTCGTCAGCGAACACGTCCAGTACAGAAAGATGCTCCCGTGCGCACCACTCGCGGCACTTCTGCACCTGTACGTCGATGCTGTCCACCTCTTGATTGTCGGTTGAGAAGCGAGCAAGAATGTACGCTCCGTGTGTCAGTCTCATTTCTTTTTCCCCTTGCGGATGCTTTTGAAGGCGTAAATGATGGTTGCGACGGAGGCGTTCAGTATCAGGGCGAGAACGCCCGCAAAAATGCTTGTCCCAGCCGAGCGGAAAATACCGGCGGTCTCTACCTGGATGTCGAATATGACGTACCATACAACCGCGCACAAAAGAATGCTGCATACGCCGATAAGCATATAAATCGTCCTTGTGTGCGTTTCCCCCTGCTTTCTCAGCCCTGCGTTCATTTCTTGCAGATACTTTACTTCGCCGGATAACCGCATGTTCTCCAATTCCAGCTCATGGACATACTGCGTGTCCGGCTGTTCATCCAGACCGACAAGCTCATTCAGTGACAGATTCAAAACCTTGCAAGTAGCAGCGGCATAAAAAAGGAGCGGGTGCTTTACCCGCCCTGCATTTGTGTCGCAGATGTTGTTGTAGGGGACGCCGGACAGGTCGGACAACTCTTGCAGGGTAAAGCCGCTGGCATTTTTCGCCTTGCGAATTTTGGTGGGATAATCGTCTAAGTAAGGCTGTAGGTCTGTGAGCGCGGACACTTTTTCTCCATCTCCATTCAGTTGTTGGATTTCCCGAAAGTTTTGGGAACGGTTCTTGAATCTTCCTCCTGATTTGTGATTTACAACATGGACTTTATAAACAGAAAAGGGTACGCTTGAGACGTGGCAGACGTGTCGGTTTACCACCTTACCCAAAGCCCCGGCAGAGGTTGCCGCCAATGCCGGGGCAATTTAATTCACGCAAAATAATCGTCGACCGTTCTCCCGTCAACGGAGCTTAAAAACGCGGTGTTGTGATCTACATCGCTAACAAGGATCGCGCCGACATGCACCTCATCGCCGCAGAAAAATTGTGCAAGGCTGATTGCATTTTCCGTCATGGAGTTCAGTGCGGAAACAGTATCGCTCCAATTGCTTGGTTTCGTTCCGGCTTTCTTTGATTCTCTGATTTTCGCATCAAATCCGTCGTTCTCAATGAGCATCACAATCAAATTTTGATCTTCCTTGATTGTGTATGTCACGTTCGGCAGATTCTTTTTCCATGTCGCCTGAATAAACTGCGCCGCGGCTTCCAGCGTCTCCGGTGTGCATTTGCCGAGATTGGATTCTTCGGACGCTTCCTCTTCCGGCTGCTGTGCAATGTCGAAATCCTTGGAGCCGATCTCTTCCCATCTGTACAATGCAACGAGCGTGACCGGCGTCTCCATGTCGTCCAGCTCGTAGGTCATCACGTCCTCAACGGTTCCGCCCTTTTTGATTTTTGCGAATCCGGTATCGTGATAGGCGCTGTTTTCCTGCGATCCTATATTAAGTTTGTTCAGGAAGTTCGGGTCGTTGTCCTGATAGGCGCAGAATGTGTCAATCCATTTCCCGGAAGCACTCACATCACCGCCGGAGAGGTTCGTAACGGTGTATTTAAAGCAGATAAGCGGAACGTCACCGTATTTGTTATATTCCGACCCGACCTCAAGAATTTCGTAACCGAGTATCTCAATGCGGGCTTCGTCGTCCTCGTATACCGTGCCGTCAAACATGGCGTTGGGCGTCGGCTCCTCCGTCGGTTCCGCAGTCGGCTCGGCGGTCGGCTATGCAGTCGGTTCCGGCGTTGCTTTCGTCTCCGGTGCCGCCGCGCCGCACGCGCAAAGGGCAAAAATGAGCGCAAAGACTAATGCAAGGGCAAGCAGTTTCTTTCTCATAATATCCCACTCCTATTAAATTTTGTTGTGGCTGTGTTCAGAATAACGCTTTTCATCGATAGAATCAAGTTTAAATTTGTCGAAAGGCAATAAAATAAGGAGGTAGAAATGGAAGAAGAGCGAAAGGAGCTTGTAGAAATGATTTGCCAGATGACGGAGGAGCAGTTGGAATGGTTTATAAATCAAGCGCTGCTTGTGCTATCTGATGCAGACGCTTGACCTTTTCATCCGGCAGGGAAAGAATCAGCTCGATCATTTCTCTTTTGGCATCCGAAACACCTGCAATGATAGCCGGGGCGGGATTGCTGGCAGCACCATCGCCGTAGATCAGAGCATCAACAGGTACGCCGAAGTAGTCAGAAAACATTTTTAGCGTTTTCGCATTTGGAACGCCGCCGGATTTCCAATGCGACATACTCCCTTGACTTATTCCTAACGATGTAATTACGTTGGTAACCTTAACCCCTCGCTGATTGCAAAGATTCTTTAAGTTATCGTAGAACATAAAATACCTCTTGACTTACACGAAATTTTGATGTTTTAATTGTTTTGTAAAATAAAATAAAAGGAGGATGCACAAATGGAAACGAAAGAAAAGAACAAGCCCATAGAAATTTTTGAACCCATAGACGGGGAGGATAATGTTGCGGTAAGAGTAAACGGGGCGACGGTTGCCCTTCGCAACAAAGAGGTAACGGTTTTCTTTCGGGATACCCGGCAGGAAACGATGGAAAAAACATCTCGGCTATGGTCTATGTTCAGCGCTGGCCTTGTAATCGGTATGGCCATCGGATATCTTGTCCTGCGCGGTCTCGGCTTATAAAATACTGTGAAGAAATGCGATGATCGGCGGTATAAGAAACTTGTAAATTGCCGCAACTGCGGCGGCGGCTGCGACGATGAGCGCCGGAAGCTCAAGCCAGAATTTCACGTCTTTCCTGATCTGTTCCTGTAGGACAGGAATCATACTCGCGCCCTCATCGGTTTCGAGAACGGCCATCAGCCCTTTCCGTATCCCTTTGGGAACTCTCCCAAAATAAGAGAACAGGCCGGAGCGTACCATTTCGTCAATGACCGGTTTTCGCCAGAAATACACGGCGAGCAAATCCTTTAGCCCTTTTTTGAGCAGTATATACTTATACAATTTCATAACAGTCACCTTTATGCAGCTTCGCTAATTGCGGGGCTGCTTTTTTGGTTTCTTTGACAAACATCGGAAATTAGAGTTTTTTCTATTGATTTACAATAATTTTTGATGTATAGTAATCGATGTAAAATCCATTGCACGAAAAAGGCAACAAAAAACCAAGCCTTAACGGAAAGGATTTCCGAAAAAGCTGCAAAACCGTATTGTGATTGCTGGCACTTTCACAATAATCTTTTTGCCGCAAAAAGTCAATGTTTTTTACAAAACACGCACAAGGGGGTGATGGAAATTTACGAGCTTTTCCGCGGTAAGATCGCCGAGCAGAAGAAGCTGCGGCGGCTTACCAATGGCGACATTGCCAAGATGACGGGATACTCCGTCAGCACGATCAACGCATTCATGGCTGGCAGACGCGAGAATGACAAGATTGCCAACGCGATTGCAAAGGTTCTCAATATCGAGCGATAACCCCCGCCCGACAGGGCGGAAGAAAGGAAGCGAAAACGTGAAAGCCGTAAAGATCACCCTCAAAGGCCGTGCGTTGATGGCAGCGGTCGAATCCGGCCTTATCCGCCGGAAGCTATCCGGCGGTATCCCGATGCGGAAGTTCGAGCTGTTCTGGGCGCTGTTTTCCCCGTGGCTATCGACCGACGCGGGACAAGGCGATGATCTCTACCAAAAGGAGGAAGAATAAAATGCCCATCACAATCAACCGCAAGACCGGGGAGGTCAAAGCCCCGGAGATCACGCAGGAACAGCGCGACGCCCTCTGGGGCGAGCTGGTTCGGAATTACATCCGCAAGCACCCGGAGGAGCTGACAGAGCAGGACAAGGGCGATGATCGCCCCGTGTAAGGACTGTTCCGAGCGTCACGTCGGCTGTCACGCATCCTGCCCCCGGTACGCAGAATTCAAGGCCGGATGCGAAGAGCGGCGGGAAGCGCGGACAAAGCTGCACCCGATCGCCGATTACACCATCGACATCACCAAGCGAGTACAAAAAGCGGCCCACCGCCGCAGAAAGTAGGAAAAACAACCATGACAAAAGCAAAGGCAACGTTTGCCACCACTGCGATCATGACGCTTTTAGCCGCCGTGATCTTCTTCGTCTGGAAATTCGGAAACGGTCTCGGCTTTGCCGTCATCGAGGGCATCTTCGCGGTCTACGGCTTTTCGAGCCTCGCCGATGACTGCTGCCGCTGGCTGCAAATGCCGGATACGTCGATCATGAAAGGAGGACGGCACTAATGATTATCTATCTCGCCGGCAAGATCACCGGCAATCCCGAATACCGTGAGCAGTTCGCAGCGGCAAAGGCGGAACTGGAAGCAGATGGCCATATCGTCCTGAATCCTGCCGAGCTACCGGAGGGTATGAGCCCAGACGCGCATATGCGCATCTGCTTTGCAATGATCGACGTAGCGGACGAAATACGCACAATCCCCAACTGGTATAACAGCCCCGGAGCAAGAGTAGAAACCGCTTACGCTGAATACAGCGGTAAGCCGATCTGCGTGGCAGAATACGCACTGACGGGAGGAACGGAATGAACGACACACGTTATACGGCCATCGCCGCCGCGCTCCGGGAAGAGTTCCCGAAGGCCAATAAGGGAACGGTGAGCATGGCGCTCCACACGAACGACTACGGCGTGAAGTTCTGCGCCAGAGCGCAGGAGATTTACGACGCCGTGACGCAGCGTAAGCCCCGCACACCGCGCCGCGTTAAGCCCATACGGTTACAGTGCCGCCTGACCGAAAGCACCGCACAGCGCGTTAAACAAGCGCTCGAGAGAAACGGCATCGCGTCCATGCAGACGTTTCTGGAATCCCTTGTGCTGGCTTGGCTCGCACAGTCTGAATGCTCCACCACATGGGCGGAAAAAGGCGAAAGCGCCGCCGGTGGAGATGACACCGACAGCGCTTACAGGAAAAACAACCTTATTTCAAATTCTACAGCAAAGGAGGCGGAATTGTCAAGTGCCCAGAACGTGCCGCTGCCGTGACTGCGGCGAGGACGGTTTTTACCCCGTCGTTTACGCCGACGAAGGCTACGGCTGGGAGCGCTGCCCGACCTGCGGGTCTGACCGTATCGAATGGGGAAACAAATGCCCCTTGTGCGGACGGTACGCCGAGGAAAGCTACTGCGAGGACTGCAAGCAGAACATCCGTGACCGCTTCCACGAGCTTTTAATCTGCAATTTTGGCAAAGAAGAGATCAAAGCATTAAACGAAATCTATGACGGAAAGGAACTTGAATAATGAAAGTGCTCGAACTGTTCGCCGGTACACGGAGCATGGGCAAGGCTTTTGAAGCACACGGGCACGAGGTATTCTCCATCGACTGGGACAAGGACTTTTAAAACATCGATCTTTGCGCCGATATAATGACCGTCACGGCGGATGACATCCTTCGGCTCTTTGGCAGGCCCGATGTGATCTGGGCAAGCCCCGACTGTACGACATTCAGCATTGCGGCAATAAGCCATCATCGGAAGAAAGACCCTGTGACCGGTAACCTTGATCCCATCAGCGAATATGCCCGAAGTTGCGACAAAATAGATCAACATGTTTTGCAGCTCATCCACGACCTTGAGCCGAAATTCTATTTTATCGAAAACCCACGTGGCGGGATGCGGAAGATGTCGTGGATGCAGGGGCTCCCACGGTACACCGTCACATACTGCCAGTATGGCGACACTCGCATGAAGCCCACGGACATTTGGACGAACCACCCAGACCCAAAATTTCGCCCCATGTGCAAGAATGGCGACTCGTGCCATGAAAGAGCCCCGCGCGGCGCGAAGACCGGGACGCAGGGCCTGAAATGCAGCAAGGAAAGAAGCGTTATACCAAACGCATTATGTGAGCATATCGTAGAAATTTGTGAAAAGGAGTTTGAATAATGACTTACTACAAAAACGAATTTGACACCGGCTTCGTCGTCGACGAAAAGACCGGAGAAAGCACGGCAATGTTTACCGTCGGAATCACCGTTGCGGAATACCGCGAGCTCGTAGAAAGAGCCGCGAAGAACGAGGCGGCGCGCCTCGCCGATGACTACTGGGAGATGAAAAAAGAGAACATCGATCTGAGAGCCGAGCTTTTCGATCTCCGGAAGAAGCTCGCGGAGGCAAAGGAGGCGGCGGAATGAGCGAGAACATGAGCATTTATAACGCCGTCCGATCGGTGCCGAACGAAGCGATCAAGCCCATCAGCGCTGGACGCTTGAAAGGATTCAGCGACATTAACCCTATGTGGCGCATTAAGAAACTGACAGAAATGTTCGGCCCCTGCGGTGTTGGCTGGTGGTATGAAATCACCGACAAGCGAATCGTTGATGACAACATCACACAGCAGCGCGCGGTTTTCCTTGACATTCTTTTATTTTACGTCGATCCAGAAACCGGCGTTGCGTCTCACGGAATCCCCGGAACGGGCGGCAGCTCCCTTGTCGCTCAGGAAAAGAACGGGCCGTACCTATCCGATGAGTGCTTCAAGATGGCTCTCACGGACGCCATCTCCGTTGCTTCTAAGGCGCTCGGCCTTGCGGCAGACATTTATTACGCCAAAGACCGAAGCAAGTATACCGCGCCGGGTGAAGCGGCAGATTACACCACCGCGCCGCCTCCGGCAAAGCCCGCAAATATCATCATTGGTGGGAATGCCGATCTTCCGATGATCTGCGCAGACTGCGGAGCAGAGATCAAGGATGATGTGCATGATTACAGCGTGAAATGGTACGGAAAACCGCTCTGCCGCGACTGTCAGAGAAAGAACCCGAGGTTGAAGAAGTGAAGGTCGATTCCGCCGTTTGGGAGGGCGGCTTCTTGAAGCTCCATACCGCGGACGTGGACGCGAGGCACTTTGCCTACGTGTTCACGCCGGGGGAATACGAAATAAAGCCCAAAAACATACGCAGCCTCGACGCAAACGCTTATGCCTGGGCATTGATCGACAAGCTCGCCAAAGCTACCGGCGTTCCTGCGTCCGAAGTCTACCGCCGCGCCGTCCGCGACGTTGGCGGTAACATGAAGATCGTCTGCATCCAGTCAACGGCGGCGGAAGAGCTGCGGCAAGTCTGGGCATCAAACGGCCTCGGCTGGCAGTCCGATGTCACAGCGTCCAAGATCCCCGACTGCGTGAATGTGATTCTTTACTATGGCTCCTCGGTCTTTTCCAGCTCCACGATGAGCCGCCTTATAGACAACCTGATTCAGGACGCAAAGGCCGTTGGTATCGAGACCATGCCGCCGGACAAGCTCGCCGCCCTGCTCGGCGAATGGGAGGGAAAACGTGAAAAGAATCTCAAGCAAACGCGCTAAAGCGTGCGCCATTCCCAAGGCCGTCAAAGAGCGCGTTTGGGAACGCGACCATCACTGCTGCGTTTACTGCAAATCCATTTACGCTTTCCCCGAAGCCCACTATATCCCCCGTTCCCGCGGGGGATTGGGTATCGAGGAAAACGTACTGACACTCTGCCGCCTCTGTCACGACGCCTTTGACAACGGCACGGCGACGATGCGGCAGGAGATCGGGCACTACTGCCGGGACTATCTCAAAGCCCATTACCGATGCTGGGACGAACAAAAGTTAATCTACCGAAAGGATGATCCAAGATGGCAATGAACACATGCGTCCTCATGGGACGCCTTACACGAGACCCGGAGAAGCGTTACACGGCGAACAACACGCCGGTCGCGTCGTTTGCGATCGCCGTTGACCGCTTCAAGGAGGGCACGGACTTCTTCGACATTACCGCATGGCGTGAGACCGGCGAGTTTGTATCCAAGTGGTTTTCCAAAGGCGACATGATCTGCGTCCGCGGTCGCATCCAGAACCGCGATTGGACGGATAAAAACGGCAACGCCCGCCGGTCAACGGAGATCGTCGCGGATGAGGTCAGCTTCTGCGGCGGCAAAAAGGACAAGCCCGACCAGAAGGAAGCCTACGAGCGCGCACAGCTCGAGCCGGTTGAGGATGACGGACAGATTCCGTTTTAACGGAGGCGCACAATGGCATTAGAGAGCTTCAATGCCTATCACAGCTACCTCGACACCATGGAAGCGCTGAATGACGCGGAGTGCGGGAGACTGTTCAGGGCGCTGCTGGAATACAGCGCGACCGGCGCAGCTCCGGAACTCCGCGGTAATGAACGCTTTGTCTTCCCCGGCATGAGGTCGCAGATCGATAGGGACATTGAGAAATACAACGCCAAATGCGCGCGAAACCGCGAGAACGGAGAAAAGGGTGGGGGGCATTCGCCACCGAACGCCCCCGAACGCCCCCGAACGCCCCCCAAGGACAAGGACAAGGACAAGGACAAAGACAAGGACAAAGACAAGGACATATCTTTCCCACCTAACGGTGTGAAAGAGAATGCGCGCGCGCACCACCCCACCGTGGAAGAGGTTGCTGCCTACTGCCGGGAGCGCGGAAACCGCGTTGACGCCGAACGCTTTGTTGACTTCTACGCCTCCAAGGGCTGGAAAGTGGGCAATCAGCCCATGAAAGACTGGAAAGCCTGCGTCCGAACATGGGAAAGGCGGGAGGACAAACCCAAACAAACCGGTCGCTTTGCGACACCAGACTATGACGCAATGGAGGACTTGCCATGCTGACAGAAGACATTATCGGCAGCATTGCCGAACGCGCGAAACGAAACAACCCCGCCATGCCGGAGGATTACATCGCCTCCGACGGCTTTCTCCATTGCGGCAAATGCGGCGAGCAGAAAGAATGCGCCATTGACGCCGGAGGAAAAGAGATCATCGTCCGCTGCCTCTGCCGGTGCGGAGCGGAGGCGCGGAAGCAGACCGCCGAGGACGCTTTCAGGAAGCTCAACGAGGAACGCCGTGCAGATTGGCTGTGCGGATACGAGGGCATGACCTTTGACAATTCCACGGGTAACCCGTCCATGTTCTTCGCCGAGAAGTTCATCCACCGTTGGACGGATATTTTGGAAAACGGCCTGTCGTTCACGCTCTCCGGCGCTGTCGGATGCGGCAAGACCTACGCTGCGGCGAGCATTGCCAACGAGCTTTTAGACCGTGGGTATCGCGTCTGGATGGTCTCAACGGTCAATCTGCTTGACCGGATGTTTGACGAGGCCGACATCATCCGCAACCGGCTGGCGACGTTTGAGCTTGTGGTGCTGGACGATTTCGGCGCAGAACGAAACACGGAATACGCCGCCGAAAAGATGTTTCAGATCATCGACGACCGCATGAGATCGCGCCTGCCTACGATCATCACGACGAACATAGACATCACCCAGCCGACGGACAATCTGACATATCAGCGCATTTTCTCCCGCCTGAACGGGGAAGCGCCGCAGTTCCGCTGCAAGGGCGGTGATCTGCGAGCCGACAGGGGAAGAGAAAAACGGCAGTTTGCCAATGAAATTTTGAAATCCTAAAAATTTTTTGAAAGAAGGAAAACAACATGAAAGAAACAAACATCGGAAAGTACGTTATCGTCCGCGGAGACCGCTCCGGCGTGTTCGCGGGAAACCTCGCCGCCAGAGATGGGCGGGAAGTCCAGCTCACCGAATGCCGACGCATCTGGTATTGGAATGGGGCAGCAAGCATTTCCCAGCTTGCCATTGACGGCACGCGCAAGCCACAAGAATGCAAGTTCCCGGCGCCGGTGGAGGAAATCACAATCCTTGACGCTATTGAGATCATCCCCTGCACGGAGAAGGCCGAAGCGAGCATCAAGGCGGTGTACGAATGGAAGTGCTGACGCGGGAGGCGTTCCTCCATACGGATTATTTCGAAGGCAACGGTTGTGGGTCAGGTTCTGGTTCAGGTTCTCCTTTTGGATCGGGGTTTGGATCATGTTCTGAATATGGCGCTGTTTCTGGTTTGGGGCGTGGATATGGCTCGGGCGCCGGCTCCATCTCCGGCCACGGATGCGGCTGTGGTTACGTCTCCAGCTCTGGCTGTGACGACGGCTCCGGTTGCGGTCATGATTCTGGCGATGGAATAAAATCTTTTAACGGTCAGTCGGTCGATATGATCGACGGCGTACCGACGATTCTCACGCGCATCATCGGCAACGTTGCCAAGGGCTTTATCGTTGGCCCCGATTTTTTGCTTGCCCCGACCTTTGTGTGTAAGCAGGGCAACACATTTGCCCACGGCGAGACGTTGCACAAGGCGCGGGAAGCGCTGCTCGAAAAGCTGTTTGACGATATGCCGACGGATGAGCGCATCGCAGCGTTCTGCAAAGAGTTCAAGCCCGGCGTAAAGCGCCCGGCCATGGACTTTTTCTCGTGGCACCACCGGCTGACCGGAAGCTGCGAGCAGGGGCGGAGAGAGTTCGCCAAGCAGCATGACATTGACATCGACAGCGATGAGCTGACGCCCGAAGAGTTCTTCGCTCTGGCGCGCGATTCCTACGGCGGCAGCATCATCCGACAGACGGAAGATGCATTTGCCGCCAGTAATGGCGAGATCGTAGAGGCGGAAAAATGAAAGTCCTGATTGCCTGCGAAGAATCGCAGCGTGTGTGCATCGCTTTCCGCAAGCGCGGCCACGAGGCGTACAGCTGCGATATTCAGGAGCCGTCCGGCGGTCATCCTGAATGGCACATTCTCGGCGATGCACTAAGGGCCATAGAGGGTGGGAAAGTAACCACCATGGACGGGAAAACGCACGACATAGGCCGATGGGACATGATTATCGCTTTCGTCCCATGCACAAAAACAAGCAATGCCGGAGCGCGCCATCTCTACAAAGGCGGCAAACTGAACTTGCAGCGCTACTATGAAGGACTGTGCGGCAAAGCACTTTTCATGGCGGTTTGGGCGGCAGACTGTGACAAAGTAGTGATTGAAAATCCGACGCCGAGCAGGATTTTCGACTACCCGCCGCCTACACAGGCGATACAGCCGTTCATGTTTGGGCATCCGTTCAGCAAAAAAACCCTCCTCTGGGAGCGTGGCGTTGATCCTCTGACGCCTACAAATATCGTGGAGCCGACGGCGACATGGTGTCCAAGCGGAAGTTACAGCGGGAAACACGGTGAGGAACACAAGGGAATGTTCACGACAGACAGGGCAAGGAACCGAGCAAAGACATTTCCCGGCATTGCGGAGGCAATGGCCGAACAATGGGGAGGCGATATCCGATGACTTACATCGGCATAGACCCCGGCAAGAACGGCGCACTCGCCATTCTGAACGGGGAGGAAGCCCAGACGTTCCGGTATGACCGCGATACCTACCGCTGCGTCCTCTCCGACATGCGCGGGGAAAAGGCGGTGTGCTGCCTGGAGCACGTCAGCGCCATGCCGGGGCAGGGGGTTACGTCCATGTTCCATTTCTGCGAGGGATTCGGCTGGCTGCAAGGGATGCTCGAAGCATACGAGATCCCCTATGAGCTCGTCCGCCCGCAGAAGTGGAAGAAGGAATTTTCCGTCACGGCAGACAAGAACACGTCCATAGAGGTCTGCAAGCGGCTCTTCCCCGGCGTGAATTTAATCCCGCCGGGCTGCCGCAAGGAGCATGACGGAATGGCGGAATCTTTACTTATGGCACTCTACGCCAAGCGGAGGCTCGGATGAAACGAATTGACCTGACCGGGCAGCGCTTCGGACGCCTGACGGTCATACGATACGACCACTCCGAGCACGACGGGGCGCACTGGCTCTGCAAATGCGATTGCGGAAAAGAAAAGGTTGCCGCCGGGTATTCCCTGCGGAGCGGAAATACAAAATCCTGCGGCTGTCTGAACTCCGACGCTTCGCGGGCAAAGCTCGAAAAAGCAAGGGAAGCTCTGAAAGCAAGACCGAGAAAAGACCTGACAGGTCAGCGGTTCGGGCGGCTCGTCGTTCTCGGCCTTGCCGACGTGCCGGACAGAAAGGGATTTATTTTTTGGCGCGTCCGGTGTGACTGCGGAACGGAGAAAACGGTCATGCAGAACAACATCATTTACGGGCAGACGCGATCCTGCGGCTGTCTCGCAAACGAAGTGAGAGCGGCCAGAGCCGAACACATGAGGCAGGGAAGAAAGCCGAAAAAAGCGCCTGTGGAAGTCAGGAAGCCGAAAACCGAGAAAACCGCCGTCCGCAAAGTTTACCAAACAAGAACCGCCGCAGAGTTTTTCCGCTTCTCCAAAGCGCACGGGTGCAGCGTGTGCGCGGATAGGAAGGACTGCGACATGTCGTTCTGCAAATATGAAAAGGAGATGACATCGTGAACGAAAAACAGGAAAAGAAGCGCCGGTACAATCTGCGCCTTGAGTTTATCGCGCATTTCAACAAGTGGCTGGACAGCGAGCCGCCCCGGTGGCGCTTTATCCGCTGGCGCAAGTGGAAGAAAAGTCGGCCAGTATGGGAGGACGCGGCAGGACCTACGAAGAAGCAAAACGAATCCTTCACCCGGACACTACGCGGGAAGCACTTGCCGAGATCGGGTTCAAAGGCAAGGAGAAATTGCAGGATGCGGTAGACGAGGCTTTCCTTATGGCGTGTGATGCGCTGGACAAGCAGATACCGGAGCCACCTGTTGTGTTAAACCAAAAAGGCTCTAAGCACTTTTTCTGCGTGGCTTGTGACATGAGAATTGTGTCCGAAATTAACGGGGAGCTCTGCGGGAGAAAACCCCGCTTCTGCCCCTATTGCGGACAGGCGCTTAATTGGAGGGCTGACAATGGCTGAATACATTGACCGCGAAGCGGCGATCAAAGCAATCTATGACAGCGATCCTAACGGCATTCGCCGAACACTCGGGTTTAATGTGAGACAAATCGAAGAAGCGCTGCGGGCTGTCCCAGCCGTCTCCGTCCCGCAATGGATCAGCGTCAAGGACAGACTGCCAAAGTACGAAAACCCGGTGCTTGCTGGGAACGCGGAACTTTGCTTCGTAAACACGGCATGGTATCACGTCGCAACCAGACGTTGGGAATTGCCGTCTGGGTTTTTTTGCGAAGTAACTCATTGGATGCCGCTTCCCAAACCGCCGAAAGGAGGGTTTTAGCAATGAGACGGCACTGGGTTAAATGCAAAGAAGAATTGCCGATGATGCACGAAGATGTCCTGATGCTGTTCGATAACGGGAGCGAAGCCAACATGGCCGTAGGCTTCATCGGCAATATCGTCGATGGCGTTCCATCCTGGTGCGCCTATACAGATGGCGGATGGTATACGGACTGCGAAAACGCGCCGGATTACTGGATGCTACCGCCAGTCATGCCGAAAGGAGTAGGAAAATGAGTGATATTCGTGAATGCCGATTCTGCGACTATAGCGACGGGAAACGCTGCCATGGCGGGTTGATCCGATGCACCCGCTTCTCTCGCTGGGTAAAGCCGCACGATCGGCCAAAATGCTACGCAGACCCTTCTATAGCCTGGCTACAGAAAAGATGGCCGCGTCGAGACAAGGAGGACGCGGAATGAAAATCTACAGCATTACGGTAGACGCCATGCCAAAATCCTGCGGCAGCTGTCCGCTGTGTGGGTATATAAACAGTGATTTCCCGGTCTGCTACGGCGTTGCAGATAAACAAATCTGGCGCATTGAGGGAAATCCCTGCGATATGCAGTACAGACGCAGCGATTGCCCGCTTATTGCGGTCGGAGGGCTCGGATGAAGGCAAAAAGCTACAAGCTGAAATACGTCCCGACCGTGCAGCAGCTCCGGGACGCGGGATTCCTGCCCGGCGGAGCATGGATACATGCAGAGGCGTTTATGTTTGCCGAGCGGCGCTTTGCCCACAAGCTTTCTGTGTCGATCTGCTTCTTACCGGATCTGGATGTCTGGGACGACTTCAACAACATCCTGGTACTTGACGAAGAATTTGGGCAGCCCTATACGCCATTTTATTCCGAGAATTACAAGAAGGATATCAAGTACTTCCCGGTTCTGGAATCCTGCATCCGGCAGTACAACGACTTTCTCGACAGCTTTGATTTTCTGGAAGAAGTAAAGGAGGAAGACAATGGTAGTATCTGACGTAGCCAGCCTTATACAGTGGGAGGAAGCCAAGATCCACCTTCTGCTGCGACCGGAGTATGCGATGATGGGCATTTCCCTCAACGAAACTGAAGAAGGCGTGTTGCTGAACATTTATTCTTATTTTATTCGTGAACATCTCCGAAAAAGAAGGGAAGGTGAAGAATATGCGCTTGATTGACGCTGACGATCTGCTTGCTGAATACGACCGACAGCACGAAGGAGAGCCGGGGAAAGCCCGAAAACTGATAGAGGATGCACCCACCGTTGCCGCTGTTCCCGCGTCCAAAATCCTCGCCTTGCGCGACGCTCTCTACGAAGCCGATGCTGTCACAATGCGAGGACTGCGCAATCTCAATATGCTGATCGCCAAATACGAAGGAGGAAAAGACCCTGCGACTGATTGATGCTGACCATTTGATACAGGTCGTTTGCAGCGCTACGATTCTTTCGGACGGGTTTAAAGAAGCGTTCCGCAAGTTAGTTAACGGAGAGCCAACGGTTGACCGCCCCACCCGAAGCCAGTTTAAGCGCATGGCGGTGCAGCTCGGGTATGAGCCGGTCGTACATTGCAAGGACTGCAAACACGTCATGTTCAGTGACTGTTACGGAGAATGCGGAGCTGCACGAATGGGAATTGTCGGCCCGGATGACTTTTGCAGCTACGGAGAAAGGAAAGAAAACGATGACGCTTGAAAATGCAATAAAAACGCTTGACGATGTTATCCCGCCGCACACGCACAACACGGTAGACCGGGAACATATGCCGATTGTCCTTGCGTGGGAAGCGGTAAAGGTCGAACTCGAAAACCGTGAGCCTGTTGTGCATTGCAAGGACTGCTTACATTACTGCGAATGCGTATGCGATTATCACGCGGCGGCGGTTTGCGCAGACTGGTTTTGCTGGGGCGGAGAAAGAAGAACCGATGAGCAGTAAATCCAAGCGCAAGCCGAGAGACGTATCCACGCACAAGGCCGTATCCATTGCCATGACGATCTTCGTCTGGGCGTGGATGTCCTGCTTCAATCCTACGCAGGAGGACGTGAACCGCATGTCCGACGAGGTGCGCAACATCCGCGAGAGCGTGAACAGCAAGAACCTCAACATCTGGGAAGTCAGAGACGCCATAAAGGACGAGTTTGGTTGGGAAATATAAACAGAGACCCGCCGTAAACAAAAACGCGGCACAGCGTGTTTAACGTTGAATGACGAGGTGATAAAGTGAACGAACTATGGAAAATGAAATGCAAGGCTGACCTCTTCAACCTACGGAAAAACGAGGCGGCGATATTGTCCATACCGGAGGAGATCGACATGGAGCGCGACCGCATGACATCTATCAAGAGCGCATCCACGGGGACGGCCCCGGTGCAGGGCGGCGGCACATCGTATGAAGAACGCATGAACAACAGCATTTGCCTGATCGATCTATTGTCTGACAATCTCCGCATTGCAGAATCGGAGGTGCGGCTGACGAAGAAAGCCCTTGCCACGCTGACAGACGAGGAACGGCGTATTTTGGAAGTGCTGTACATCGACAAACAGAAAAACGGTGTGCAGCGGCTTTGCGATGAGCTCGGCTGTGACGACAGCACCGTATGGCGCAAGGCGACCCGCGCATTGTCCGGCTACTGCACCGCCCGGCACGGGACGCGGTAAAAATGCGAGTTTTTTGCCAGTGACTTTTCAAAAATCCGTGGTATAATAGTAACATCCAAAGCCACGCAGAGACGCCGGACGATCACCGAGCGCCAAAGCGTGGCTTTTTGTTTTGGGCGAAGCCGAAAGGCGGGAAAGCCGTACGCAGCGGAGGGGGCGGCGGGATACGCAAAGGAGGTGCGGTTTGTGGAGAAGCTGACAGCAAAGCAGCAACGCTTCTGCGATGAATATCTGATTGATCTGAACGCGACGCAAGCCGCAATTCGCGCGGGGTATTCAGGGAAGAACGCAAATAACATTGCAAGTGAAAACTTGGCAAAACCCAACATTCAAAAATATATCCGCGACCGCATGGCGGAAAAAGAAACATCCCTGATCGCTGACCAGAACGAAATTCTTGAATATCTCACCTCCGTACTACGTGGTGAATGCGAAGCGGGAATGATCGTTGACAAGAACGGAGATATGACAGTATCGCCGGATTTGCCCGGCGTGAAAGACCGTCTCCGGGCGGCAGAGCTTCTCGGCAAACGGTACGGCCTGTTTGTAGAAAAGGTCGATCTCACGAAACGGGAGCTTTCCGACGACGCCAAGGCCGATATTGACCGGCTGCTCGAAGAGACAAAAGGCATTATTTCATGACGGCGCTCACAAAAGAAACAGTCTGGAAGATATGGCGGTATCGACCGGCGGCAATAGGCCGCATGATCGGCTTTAAAGACCTTACCGATGAGCTGCACGGAAAATGGATGCAAAATATCATTTATGGCGACACAGATTACACGCTGCAAGCCCACCGGTTGAGCTATAAATCGTCCTGCCTGTCCGTGGCTCTTGCTATGTGGTGCGTTTTGAACCATGGAAAGAACGCCCTTTTCATGCGAAAGACAGATACAGATGTCATAGAATCCATTGCCCAGGCGCAAAAGGTGATGGAGAATGAAGCGTTCCGCCATATGGCCGAAATCCTCATGGATTTGCCCGTATACCTCACAACGGCAAACGCTTCCAACATGACCGTATCAATCTATGACAGCCCGCGCGGCGCAGAACAGCTCGTCGGCTGCGGTTGCGGCGGCAGTCTTACCGGTAAACATGCCAATCTCATTGTCTGCGATGACGTTGTTAATCTGCAAGACCGCATCAGCAAGGCGGAGCGGGAAAAAACGAAGGCCATTGTTCGGGAGCTGCGGAACATCGTCACCCGCGACGGGCGGATCGTGTTCATCGGAACGCCATGGCACAAAGAGGACGCCTTTTCTCTTGTTGCTGCTCCTGAAAGATACGATTGCTACTCTACGGGTCTTATCTCCGAGGAAAAACTAAAGAATCTCCGGGAGGCTATGACAGCCTCCCTTTTTGCCGCAAACTACGAGCTGCGGCATATCGCGTCCGATGATGTTATTTTCACCTCGCCCCAAACGGGCGCAGACCCGGCGCTTGCCGAGCAGGGAATCTGTCACATCGACGCCTCCTACGGCGGCGAGGACGGGACTGCGTTTACAATCTGCAAGAAATCCGGCGGCAAGTATTACATTTACGGGCGGCTCTGGCAAAAGCACGTTGACGACTGTTTGCCGGAGATCATCCGCCTCCGAAAGGCGTTCAACGCCGGGATCATCTACAGCGAGCGAAACGCGGACAAAGGCTACCTTGCCAAGGCGCTCCGCGACAAGGGCGAGCGCGCCGACACCTACAACGAAAAGACGAACAAATTTGTCAAGATCACGAGCTATTTAAAAAGCGAGTGGAAAAACGTGGTATTCGTCGCCGGGACAGACGCGGAATACATCAACCAGATCTGCGACTACACCGAGAACGCCGAGCACGACGATGCGCCGGACAGCGCCGCGTCCATCGTGCGGAAATTGTGGAATAAAAAGGACACGGAATACGTCCCGCTGTGGATGTAAGGAGGAAATATGTACACCTATCAGGACTTACTCGCCGCGGGAGGATCGCTCGATGCGAGGACGACGTTTATTGGCAACGCCATCGCCGAGCATACCGGCAGCAAGGCGTATAGAACGGCGGCAGACGCCGAGTTGTACTACAACGGCGAAAACCCGACCATCAGCAACTATGAAAAGATCCTATACGATTTGCAGGGGAAAGCGCACCGCGACATGTTCACCGCCAACCACAAGCTGGCCTCTTCTTTCTTCCGCTTCGACGTGAACCAACAGGTGGCCTATCTGCTCGGCAACGGCGTCACGTTCGCCGACAAGAAAACGGCGGACAAGCTCTGCACCGATTTCGATCAGGAGGTCATGACCGCCGCGAAGTATGCGCAGATCGGCGGTGTTTCGTTCGGCTTCTGGGATCTGGAACACCTGCGAGTGTTTCGCCTGACGGAGTTTGTGCCGCTCTACGACGAGGAAACGGGTGCGCTCTCCGCCGGTATCCGCTTCTGGCAGCTCGCACCGGAAAAGCCGCGCCGCGTCACGCTCTACGAGCTGGACGGCTTTACAGAATTTATCCAAAGCGATGGCGAGCCGATGACGATCATGCAGGACAAGAGAGCATATAAACAGGTCGTGCGAACGTCCGAGGTCGGCGGTACGGAGATCCTAAACGGCGAAAACTATCCCAATTTTCCCATCGTGCCGCTGTTTAACAACGAACGCGGATTGTCGGAGATCGTCGGCAAGCGCAACACCATCGACGCGCTCGACCTCGCCGCATCGAACATGGTGAACAACGTAGATGAGGGCAACCTCATCTATTGGGTTCTCACGAATTGCGGCGGCATGGGCGACCTCGACGACGCCCGGTTTGTTGAACGCCTGAAAACCACGCACGTCGCCCATGCGGACGGCGACGACGGCGCAAAGGCCGAGGCGCACACCCTCGAAGCGCCGTATGCCGGAACGAACACGACGATCGACATGTTGAAGAAGAAGCTCTTCGAGGATTTCCAGTGCTTCGATAGCGCCGCCGTATCCGCCGGAAACCAGACGGCGACAGCCATCAAGGCCGCGTATGTTCCGCTTGACCTAAAAACAGACATGTTCGAGGCGCAGGTCACGCGCTTTATTGTCGGCATCCTCTCCCTGCTCGGCATCGATGACAAGCCGACCTACACGCGCAGCCAGATCATCAACAAGCAGGAGGAGACGCAGAGCCTCATCCTCGCCGCGCAGTTCTACGATGAGGAATACATCATCAAGAAGCTGCTCACCATCAACGGCGACGCCGATCAGTTCGACGATCTCATGCAGCGCCGGGACAATGCGGCGGTCGACCGCCTCGGTCTGGGTGAATGAAGCGCGACGAGGGACGCCGCCTGACGGATGCTGAGCTGGAGGCGCTCGAAAAGCGCATTCGGGAGATGTACGGCGGCGCGGCAAAAAACCTCCAGCAGATCATTGACGAGTATTTCGCCAACTTCCGCCTCCGTGATGAGGAAATGCAAAAGCTCATCGGAACGGTCGTAAACGGACGCGAATGGACGGAGGAGGATTACAAGCAATGGCGGCTCGCCCAGATGGGCCGCGGAGAGCGCTTTGAAGCCCTGCGGGACAAGCTCGCCGAACGCCTCACCAACGCAAACGAGGTCGCCATCTCCTACGTCAACGACGCCACGCCCGGAATATACACGCTGAACCGCAACTATGCCGCGTATGAGGTATCCGACGCTGGCGGCAATTTCACCCTCTACGATGAGCAGACCGTCCGCCGCCTGATCGTTGAGCAGCCGGATTTAATGCCGTACTATCCGAAAGAGAAAGCCGTCCGCCGCGGCATCGACCTCGCGTTTGGAAAGAAGCAGATCACCAACGCTGTCACAGCTGGCATCTTGATGGGGCGAAGCAGCCGCGGCATTGCCGCCGACCTGCGCCGCCGCATTGTTGACATGAGCATCGAAAGCGCCATCCGCGCCGCGCGTACCGCCGTCACCGCCGCCGAAAACGGAGGCCGACAGGCGACGTATGAAAAGGCCGCGGAAATGGGAATCGAAATGCAGCGCGAGTGGATCGCCACAAAGGATCATTGCACCAGAGAATGGCACGGAATGGCCGACGGTCAGCGTGTCGGCGTTGACGAAGCCTTTACCGTCGGCGGCGAGAAGCTCATGTTCCCCGGCGACAGATCGCACGGCGCGTCCGGCTGGAATATATATAAATGCCGCTGTGCTGTGCGCGGTGTCATCAAAGGCCACGGGCGAAAGAGAGAAACATACAATGATTGGCTCAAGCGGCTCGACGATGAGGCGGCAGCAGCAAACGCCGCGGATGACGCGGAGGCGCTGAAATTCTTCGGCGCAGACGCCCGAGACGACTTGAATAAAATCGTGACCGGCGGTATAATACGATTAGAAAATGGCTTTGCCGCTTTCCCCAAAGATGACCCGCTCGCAGTAAATATCAAAGCTGTAAAGCCGTTAAAAACGTTCTTCGATGTCGCCATGCACGGCTCGCCTACCGCCGTAGGATACGGAACAAGAGAGCCAAATATGTCCCCACGCCTGCTTGCATCCGTCATTCGCCATATGGACGGCTGGAATAAGCAAAACATTCGGCTGCTTTCGTGCAGCACCGGGAAAAAGACCGGAGAAGGATATTGCTTTGCGGAAGAGCTTGCAAACGCCCTCGGCGTTATTGTTAAGGCACCGAATGACGAGGTTTTCATAACAAAGTCAGGCATTATTTACGTCGGGAAACATAAGGAAGGGAAAATGGATCTGTTCTACCCGAATCAACGAAGAAGGAGGAAGTGAACATGGATTTTGGCTTTTTCAAAGGCTTGCCGTATGAAGGAAGCACAGAAAATTTTGACGATTACAAGAGATTCAAAAACGATATTCCCAAAGACAAAGTCATAGAGCATATAAATTCGGTTGAGCTTGGCTTGACAACGCTTCCGTCCAAAGACTTTTTCACCGGAGAAGAGCTTCATGCCGGTATGTTCTGGGACGGAGATTTCACGTTCCCTTACGAGTTCTTGCACTATTACAAGAACTATGACATCGGTATCCCACCGGAATACGAGGAATACCTGAAAAGCATCGGGGTCGGTTGACAATGCCGTTCGTCTATAAACTCTATGACAACGCCGCCGATGTCCTGAAAGCCACCGCCGAACAAAAGCTGCGGGCGCTCGAAGCCGTCGGCATACAGGCGGAGGGCGACGTAAAGGACGAGATCACCGACCTCGACGCGGTCGATACCGGGCGCTTGCGTGGAAGCATTGCCCATCAGGTGGACGGCGATTCCGTCGAGGTCGGCACAAACGTCGATTACGCGGTCTACGTCCACGAGGGAACCGGCAAATACGCCATCGGCGGCGGAACGCCAAAGGAACGCTGGGTATACCGCGACGAGTTGACCGGAGAGTTCCGCATGGGCTACCCGCAGCGACCACGGCGTTTCCTCAAGAATGCAATTGAAAGATATCTTGATGATTACAAGGAGATCATCAAGGAATACCTCAGCAAATAATCGAATAAAGAAATCAGCTTACAGCGATGTACCGCCGTAGGCTGATTTTTTTACTGCCGCTTTTTTAAGCGGCTTTTTTACTACTCTGCGGCGATGCACAGCCGCGAAAGAATGAAAAGGAGTAAATCATCATGGCACTCACAAGAAAGGCCCTCAAGGCAATGGGGCTCACCGACGAGCAGGTCGATTCCATCGTCGAAATGCACGTCGAAACCACCGACGCGCTAAAGGAACAGCGCGACGCATTCAAGGCAGACGCGGAAAAGCTCCCGGCCGTACAGGCCGAGCTTGACACGCTCAAAGCCAAAGGCGACGACGGGTACAAATCGAAATACGAAAAAGAGCACTCCGATTTCGAGGCGTACAAGGCCGACGTCACCGCAAAGGAAAGCAAGGCGGCAAAGGAAAAGGCCGTCCGCGCCTACTTTGAAAGTAAGAACATCACCGGCGGGAACCTCGATCTCGCCATGCGTGGCTGCGGCGAGGAAATGGCCGCGCTCGAAATGGACGGGGACAAGATCAAAGACGCCGCGTCCCTCGACGCGCTTATCGCTGGCGCATTTAAGCCGCTCGTGTCCACGACGCAGACGCAGGGCGCGAACACTGCCACCCCGCCGAACAACAACCCTGTCACCCGCTACACGGCGGACGAGATCAAGAGAATGTCCGCCGCCGAAATTAACAAGAATTGGGACGCGGTAAAGGCGTCCCTCACCCGGAAAGGAGACTAATTCACAATGGCAGTTACCACTTTTATTCCCGAGCTTTGGAACGCCCGACTTCTCTATGCGCTCGAAAAGGCGCACGTCGCCACCAACCTCGTCAACCGCAACTATGAAGGCGAGATTCGCAACCATGGCGACACCGTCCACATCAACACCATCGGTGCGATCACCGTGAAGAGCTACACCAAAAACACCGACATCGCAGACCCGGAGGTTCTGTCCACGACCGACCAGACCCTCGTTATCGACCAGTCCAAGTACTTCAACTTCCAGGTCGACGACGTGGACAAGGTGCAGGCCGCGGGCGAGCTGGTCGATACCGCGATGGGCCGCGCCGCCTACGCCCTCGCCGACGTTTCCGACGCCTACCTTCTCGGCGTGATCGCTGCCGGTGCCGCTGCCGGAAACACCATCGGCTCTGCCGCCGCCCCCGTTGCCCTCACCGGCTCCAACGTCTATGAGAACATCGTGAAGCTCAAGACGAAACTCGACAAGGCGAACGTCCCCAACACGGGCCGCACCATCGTCGTTCCCCCGGACGTCCACTCCCTCCTCCTGCTCGACGACCGCTTCGCCAAGAGCACCGCGACCGCCGGACAGGAAGCCCTTATCAACGGCCTTGTGGGCCGCATCGCCGGTTTTGATGTGTATATGTCCAATAACGTCAAGACGGGCATCGGCACGGACACCGGCAAGACGCCGTATTTCGAGATCACCGCGCAGATCACCGACGCCACTACCTACGCCGAGCAGATCATCAAGACCGAGGCGTATCGTATGGAAAAGCGTTTTGCCGACGCGGTCAAGGGCCTGCACGTCTACGGCGCGAAGGTCACGGACGGCACGAAGATCGCCAAGATTCTCGCCTCCGTCTCCTGATAGGAGGGCGGCAGCGTGAATGAGAATACCAAGTGCAGCGGGGCAATGATCGACGAGATTTGTGCCTCGCTGCACAACTATTTCGCCGTGGACATTGTTCCCGGCGAGTACACCGTGAATGACGGCGAGATCACGCTGCCGTTTCTCGCCGCCGGACAGTTTTTTCGCGTCGTCGGCAGCGTCTTTTGCGACGGGGTGTATCGCTGCGGGGATAAGCTCCCCGCGGACGAAACGTTTGACGGCGCGGTCTGGGCTATGGCGATCCCGCCCGCGCTGGAAGCTATCGCCGTCGAGATCGAGGAATGGAAAGCCAAAAACGCCGATGTTCTCGCAAGCCCATACCAGAGCGAGAGCTTCGGCGGCTATTCCTATACGAAAGGAAGCGATTCCGCCTCATGGCAGGGTGTGTTTGCCAAACGGCTGAACCGTTGGAGGAAACTATGAGCTTATATGAAACGTTCTATTCCCACGCCGTTGTGATGAACAAAACGAAAGTGCCGGACGGGGTCGGCGGAAACGTCAACGCATGGAAAGACGGCGCGGAGATCAAGATCGCGTTCTCCGGCCTGACGCCAACAGAGCGCATTGCCGCGCAGCAGGCCGACGTGACCTATACCGACACCATCGTCACGCCGCTCAACACCAACCTCGACGAGCAGGACATCATCAAGACGGACGGAAACTACTATCTCGTCGTTTCCAAACTTCCCAAAACGCCTACGGTATCGACGTTCCAGTTCGAGCGGTACAACGTCCGCAGATTGGCGGCGCTGCCATGACAAAGGCCGAAGCCCTCCATTCGTTCATGTCGTCGTTTGGCCTAACAGCCTACCCTAACGAGGCCGAGACCGGCGCGGCGTTTCCGTACCTTGTCTATGAACAGGTGCTCGGCGCGTTCGACGACGGCTCCATGCCTCTGGTGGTGAATCTCTGGTATTACGGCGATTCCTACCGCCCAATCGTCGAGAAAACGCAGGAGATCTCCAACGCCATCGGTTTGGGCGGCGTTTACGTCCCCTGCGACGGCGGCGCACTGCTCATAGCGCGCGGAACGCCATTTTCCCAGCCGCAGACCGACGCGGCAGACAACAAGATCAAAGGCCGTTACATCAACATGACGGTCGATTTTTTAACCCAAAATTGAGGTGAGAAAATGAAATTCAGAAAAATTCCCGAAGATACTTTCAAAAATATCGTGCTCAACGCGGGCGTTCTCCTTAAGGCTTTTACCCCGGCAACGCCTGCCATTGAGGACACGAACATCCTCGGCGCGACCACCGGCGGCATCAACTTTACCGCTACGCCCTCCTTCACCGACTTCGGCGAGGACATCGACAACTGCCCGAAAAACATGAAGGAGCTCAAAAAGCTCGATTCGTGGGAAGTTAAGCTCACGGGTACCTTCATCACCACGAACACGACCCTCATCGCCCTGCTCATGGGTGCGGGCGATGTCGGCACGACCGACACGACCAAGATCACCCCGCGCGTGGATGTCGCGTCCGCGGACTTCAAAGACCTCTGGTTCGTCTGCGACTATTCCGACAAGAACGGCGAGAACAACGGCGGTTACTGCGCCATCAAGATCATCAACGCCCTGTCCACCGGCGGCTTCTCCATGCAGAGCACCGACAAGGGCAAGGCGCAGTTCTCGTTCGAGTTCACCGGCCATGTCAGCATGAGCGCGCAGACGGTCGTGCCGTTCGAGGTATATCTCAAGGAAGGGACGGAAGAGGCGTGAAAAAAATGACGCTCCCGTCCGAAATCAAAGGCAAGGGCGCGTTGAGCGCCTTTGCCGCCCTCATCGATCCGCTCTGCAATCTCGTTGAGGACGAGGACACGCGGGAGATGTACCGGCAGGAGAAAAAGCCGGAGGAACGCTCCTCGCGCTCTTACATCGTCTCCCTCGTTTACAAGATCCTCTCCCGCCACGAGGACGACTTCTGCCGCATCATGGCCGTGTGCTACGGCACAACGCCCGAAAAGTACGCAGCAGAGCTCACCTACGTCAAAGCCCTGCAGGACTGGGCGGAGCTCACCGCCGATGAAGTCTGGAAGTCTTTTTTTACGGCGGCGCAGGTTGGCGCGGATCGTGCTGGCTCTGCGCCGGAGAATACGCCGGAGACCAACGAGTAAGCAGCATTGTCCGGTATGTCGCCGTCAGGGAGCACCGACGCGCGGAAGAGGAGGCGTACAGAATCTACGTCACCGACGCGCTCTATGCCCTCGTCCGCCGCGACCAGATGCTCAACCGGCGCTTCATTGACGTCCTCCGTCCGCGAAAAATCGAGGAGCCGGAGGAGATCATCGCGCGCTTCCGCGCCGCATTTGGAGGCGATGAAGAATGAATGTATTTGACCTTTTTGCCAAACTCACCCTTGACACATCCGATTTTGACAAGCAAGTCACCGGCGCATCGAAATCGTTTGACAAGCTCGGCGGCGCTGCCGAGGACATCCCCGGCGACACCCAAAAGGCGGAAAAGGCCGTTGATAAGTTCACGAAATCCGTTGAGGAGACAACCACCGAAACAAACCAGGCCGAGACCGCGTTAAACGACGCAGAACGCTCCCTGCGCGATGTTGGGAAAGAGGCCGACAAAGCGTCCCCGCCAATCGAAGATGCCGCAGACGGCCTGAAAAACGTAGGAGAAACGAGCGGCGGAGCGGACGGTGCTCTGTCTGGCCTCGGGAAAACGATTCTATCCTCCGTCACGAAAGGCAACCTTCTCGCCGACGCCATCAAACAGGCCGGAGAAGCAATCGCGGATTTCCTGGAATCGCTCTGGAACATGGACGAATCCACGGAGGAGTTCCGCGTCTCCATGGGCAAGCTCGACACTGCGTTCGAGACCATGGGCTACTCCACCACCAGCGCGCGGAAAACGTTCCGCGAGTTCTACAAGCTCCTCGGAGACACCGATACGGCGGTCGAGGCCTCGCAGCTCCTCGCCCGGCTTACCTCGAGCACAAAGGAACAGGCGCGCTGGACGGAGATCGCCGCCGGTGTCTACGGGACTTTCGGCGATTCCCTCCCCATCGAGGGCCTCATTGAGGCGTCAAACGAAACCGCCAAGGTCGGACAGGTCACGGGTGTTTTGGCCGACGCGCTCAACTGGGTCGGCATTTCCGAGGACGATTTCAACATCCGCCTCGCCTCCTGCGCCGATACGGCAGAGCGAACCGCCCTCATCACCGACACCCTCTCCGCAGCGTATGACGACGCTGCCGCTGCAATGCATCGCAACAATTCCGCCGTCATGAACGCCCGCGACGCGCAGCTTGAGCTTGAAGAGGCGCAGGCTGGTGTCGGTGAACAGATTTCGCGTTTGAAAACCGCGTTCAGCGGCATTTTGACCCCGTCCATCGCAAAAGTGCTCGGCTGGGTAGAAAAGCTCACAAGCGGCTTTGCCGACGTTGCCGAGAGCTGGGCCGAAGCGGCAGACGAGTTTAGAAACCCCCTCCCTACAGAAAGCGTTGAGGATGCAAGGGCGCAGCTTGAGGCGTGGAACGACGAGCTTGCCCGCCTGAAAACAGAGCTTGCGGGGGTGAGCGAGGCGACGGACGCAGACACGTTCTGGCGCCTATCGTATCAGGTCGATGACCTGACCGGGAAAATCAACCGCGGCACGGAACAGCTTGCCGATATGGAAGCGGCGGAAGCGTCCGCCGCAGAAACCGCGAACGCAACCTCCGACGCCGTCGATAAGATGACGATCAGCGCTAACGGCTTTTCCGTCGAGCTCGCCAACAGCAACCTCACCATGGAGGAGGCCACCGAGCGCCTGCAGACTTATACCGACGCCGCGACGAACATGTTTTCGCGCATCAACACGGAGAGCGAGCTGTCGTACAAAGACGCCCTCGACAACATGCGCCACAACATCGACGCGACGAACGATTTCTCCGCGAACATGGCATCCATCGCCGGAGAGCTTCCCGCCGAACTGGCGGAGATGTTCAATTCCGGCGGGCCGGAGCTGTACGCCGGTGTCGTCGCCATGCTCGCCGAGGCCAACGCCGGAAGCGAGGACGGCCTCGCCGAGCTGCGCGCCCTGTACGAAGAGGGCGGCGCTGCGGCAATCGAGGCGTTTGCGCAGTCCGTCGGCGCGGGGAAAATTGATGCTGACCCGGCAGCGCAGCTCGCCGAGGGGATGGACAAAGACGTCACCTGCGAACAGGCCGGGCAAGACCTTGTCGACCGCACCGTGAGCGCAATTTCTGCGCGCGTTGCTGACAGCGGTACTTTCTATTCCGCCGGGCAGCGGGCCGTCGACCGCTTTATCGCCGGTCTGCGCGACAAGAAAGGGGAAGCCTACACCGCCGGTACGGAAGTTGCCAATTCTGCCAGAAACGGAATGAACACCGGCGGCGGAGGTCATTTCTCCGCCGGTGGCCTGGATTATGTCCCGTATGACGGATATCCGGCGGTTTTACACCGCGGCGAATCTGTTCTGACAAAAGCCGAGGCGGAAGACTGGCGGCGCGGTACGCCCAACGCCGCGGGCATCACTATCGTGCAGAACATCCAGAGCGTCCCGCAGACGCCTGTGGAGCTTGCCGCTGCAACGGCTGCGTATTTTGAGACGGCGAGGTGGGCAATGTGAGCAATCTTTCCAAAACCTTCCGCTACGTCAATTCGGACGGCGGCGAGATCGTCTTTGAGTATGCCAGCGGGTTTCTCATCAACAAGCCCGCGGGCATTGATACCGTCGTCTGCAAGCTCAACGAAGCGCAGGGCATCGACCAGACCGGAACAACCGTACAGAGCGTTAATGTGCAGTCCCGCCCCGTGACGATCAGCGGCATTCTCGTCGGAGAATTTCAGGCGGAGAACAAGGACGCGCTCCTCTCCGTCGTGCGCCCTGACCTCTACGGCAGGCTCTACGCCGACGACTACTACCTCGACGTCCGCCCTACGGCGACCCCGACCATTGAGGCGCGCCCGGTGTTCGCTGCGTTTCAGTTCTCGCTGACCGCGCCGTATCCCTATTGGCAGCAGGACGCATCCGCCGCCGCCACGCTTTCCGGCGTGGAATACGGCTTTAAATTCCCGTGGAATCAGTACCGCCCGTACCGCTTCGGCACGGTCGTCAGGACGCAGTTCATCAACGTCAAAAACGGCGGGCAAGTTCCCGTCCCGTATACCCTGACGTTTACCGCACTCAACGAGGTCGTCAATCCGCAAATCCTCGACGCGGCAACCGGGAAATTCATCCGCATCAACAAAACGCTCGCCGCCGGGGAGCGTGTCGTGATCGAGATCACGCACGATCGGACGTATGTTACCTCCAGCGTGGACGGCGAGTGCCGCGGCGCGCTCGAGCTGACGTCCAGTCTCTACCGCCTTTCCGTCGGTGACAATGTTTTGAAGCCGACCGCGGACAGCGGCCTTGACAGCCTGCAGGTCGCCGTTGACTTTGCGCAGGAGATCGTGGGGATAAGCGTATGAGTTTTGAAATCTACCCCCCCGATTTCTCCACACGATACCAGTTAACACACGCAATTTCCGTCCAGATAACCGAGCGCTACAACGCGATCGGCAAAATACAGGTCGTTGCCCCCGTGGACGATTACAACATAGCCGCCCTCCGTGAGGGTTCGGTTTTGTACAACACAACCCGCGGCGCGACCTACGTTTTGGTCAACGTCAAGCATGACACGGTGCAGAACCGCATCACCGCCAATGGCTACACATCCGACTGGCTCTTAAACAAGCGCGTTGTTGCGGCAAAAACGGCCATCACGACCATCGAGACGGGCGTATATGGCCTCATCAACGACAACCTCCGCGGCCTGACACGCATCCATACGGCAACGCCAACCGGCATGACCGAGCAGTTCCAGCCGGAGGACGACGAGGACAACACCGTTTATGGCGGGCAGCTCCTCGATAAGATCATGGACGTTCTCGACACCGCCGAGCTCGGCCACCGGATGGACTGGGATGGGAATACCCTAACGCACACCTTCCGCGTCATCAAAGGCACTGACCGCACGACCGGCATTCACCGCGTCGCGTTTGTTGAAGAGCAGGGGACGTGTAGCGACCTCGTCATCAGTAAAGACGTGAGCACGTTTAAAAATGTCGCTTATGTGAAATACAAGCTGACCGACGAAACCGAGCCGGTCGCTGTCGTGGGCAGCGCCTCCGGCGACGACCGCTTCGAGCGGTGGTTCGACAGCTCGATATCGCAGGAATCTGACGGCACAGCAGACGACGCGGCCAAATCAGCAAAGTCTTTTGGCAATATGGAACTGGGGAAATACATCAGAAGGTCGAGTTTTGACGTTGTCATTGACCCGTCCGAGCTTGGCATCCGCTATGACCTCGGCGACGTCGTGTTGTGCATTTCCGTCCGTTTCGACGTGTCATTTGCTGCGCGAATCACAGGTCTGAAATACACCCTCGACCGCACCGGCGAGAAAACGCAGATCATCCTCGGCGACCCCATCCTTGACGCACTAAGTGAGGAGAAACTAAATGGCAAATATTAAATCTTTCCCGAACAACCGCGACGAATACGTCGGCGCGGAATACGCCATGCGCTGGCTGCATGGCCGCACCTCCGGCGTGTTCGCCGCGAATAACAACGCCGCCGTCGCCGCCGTGCAGAACGCCATGGCGGTCACGGTGTCCGACGGTGTCGGCTGGATCGCCGATTCCGAAGCAAACGGCGTTGTCTGGTGGAACGACGCCGAAAAAACTAACGGCGCAAAAATGCAGCTCACCGTTGACGCGGCGGACGGCGTTCTAAACCGCATCGACCGCGTGATCGTGGAGTGGAAAACTACCGACTACGCCGACCTACCGGAAATTAAAATCCTCAAAGGAACACCGGCAAGCGCGGCGACTGCTCCGACGCTAACAAACAATACAACGCAGCGGCAGCTGAGCCTCGCGCAGATTCTCGTCGCCGCCGGTACGACATCCATCACCGCCTCCATGATTACAGACGAGCGGCAAAACCCGGACGTCTGCGGCCTTGTAACCGACACGTTGAGCATCGACACAAGCGTCATCAACGCGCAGTTCACCGAGCTGCTTGCGCAGCTTCGGACGGCGATTGAACAGGCGAGCGGCGGTATTATCCCGGACAACACGGTAACGCTGGCGAAGTTGGCAGCTGACGCGAAGTATTGGAATGAGCTTCCGCGAACGAACACAAGTTCCGACGCAACAAGCAATTATGTCGTTTCGAGCTGGGGACACGTTTTCAACTGGGTATACGGCAGCAATCAGTCTTTCATGTTCGATTTGAGCGAGTTTAACCGTATTACGGATGACTTCTGGGAGACGGTCATTTTTGCTAACAATCCTTTTACGCTAATTTTGCAGAATATGCCCGCTGTGATTGAAAGTAATAAGGGAACATCTTCATCGGCGGCTGAAATCAGAATCACTGTTCCGCAATACAAGTGGATCAAGCTGAAAAAGATTTCAAATGTTGCGCTCATTGTGACCGGTAACTATGACACACGCATGATCTATGCCGGAACGACGGAGCCGGGCGCCGAGCTCGGCAGCGACGGGGATATCTATCTCATGTATTCGGAGTGAGGTGATCTGAATGGCATGGTCACAGACAGCGCCGGAGCTGCCAAGCGGCAGCGTGTGGGAGCAGGAAAAAAGCATTTCGGGTGTAGCAAACCATTGGAGCTTTTCCGGAAAGCTCTACATCGCCCGTCTGAACGGCAGGCAGTTTGCCATTAAAGCAGAGCTGACGAGCGACAACGGCAGCTATGGGACTTATTACCCTCCGGGCAAGTGGACGCTACGATGCGATATCGGCGGCGTCACCGGCACAGAAGATACGTCCTTCGACGTATCAAAAGGAACGACAACGTTCTATTTTATCGGAGAAGCCGGAGAGGGTGTAAATATCACCGTCAAGGTCGGCGGCGTAGACGCCGCGGTCGCTGTCCAAACCGCGACCTTTGCCGCCCCCGCGCTGCTCGGCTCGACGATTTATTTCAATGTCTCCGGCGTGTGGAAGCAGGCGACGCTGTACCGCAAGGGCGGCACTTGGAAAAATGCGCTGGCAGAATTCAAAGCAGGAGGTATATGGAAATGACAGAAACCGAACTTCGACGGAAAGTCGTGTCCACTGCTCTTTCGTGGATTGGGACGCGCGAATACGACGCCAAGCATTACGAGATGCTGGACATTTACAACTCCCAGCGCCCGCTGCCGCGCGGCACGCGGATGCAGGCGACGTGGCCGTGGTGCGCGATGTTCGTCAGCGTCGTTTCCTTGCAATGCGGCCTGCGCGGCATCATGCCGACGGAGTGCGGCTGCCCCGGCATGGTGCGGCTCTATCAGGAGCTCGGGCGCTGGGTGGAAAATGACGCCAATACCCCGTCTCCGGGCGACGTGATTTTCTACGACTGGCAGGACAGCGGCGTCGGCGACAACGTGGGCCAGCCCGACCATGTAGGCATCGTGACTGCCTGCGACGGCCAGACGATGACCATCATCGAGGGCAACTGCGACAACGCCGTCAAGACGCGCACGCTTGCCGTGAACGCCCGCTTCATCCGCGGCTTCGGCTGCCCGGACTACGCAAGCAAGGCGGACGGCGCAGAGCCGACACCGGAGCCTACGCCCGCACCGACGCCGACGCCTGAACCGGAGAAGCCCGCCGAGGCGACGGTTGACCTGTTCATCACCAAAACGGCTCGCGAGGTCATCGCCGGGAAGTGGGGAAACGGGCAGGCCCGCAAGGACGCGCTCGCCGCATGGTTCACAAAGGCCGTGCAGGACGAGGTGAACCGTCTTTTAAGCTAAGGAGAAATAAATGGAAATCATAAAGGCAATCATCACCGCATGCGGCGGGGCTGCCGTTGCTGGCATCTTCTCGCTGATCCTCGCTAACCGTAAGAACAACAACGAGATCGTGAAGCGGCTGGACGCCCTCGACGGGAAACTCGTAAAGCACATCGAGGACGACGCCGCCTGCCGCGCTGACGAGGCGCGAAGCCGCATCCTCCGCTTTGGGGATGAGGTGCGGCAGGGCGTCTTGCACACCGCCGAGCATTGGGCGGACGTTCTCCGGGACGTTGACCGATATGAGGACTACTGCTCCGGCCACCCGCAGTACGAGAACAACCGCGCCGCAAACACCATCCAGCACCTTAACAGCGTCTACGCCGGACATCTAAAGAAAAATGATTTTTTGAAGTAAGGAGAATTTGCAATGAACGAGATTATCACTACCTACGGCATGGAAATCATCAAGTACATCATCCTCGCCATCTGCGGCATTGCCGCGTCTTACGCCGCGAAGCTGTACGAAAAGTACGTCAACACCGACACGAAGCGCAAGGTAGCGGCAACTACCGTTGCGTATATTGAACAGGTGTATAAGGACATCCACGGCGACGAGAAGCTGTCCCGCGCCATGGCTGTCGCTGCCTCCATGCTCGAACAGAAGGGCATCAAAACCACGGAGGACGAGCTGAAAGTTCTCCTCGAAGCTGCCGTTAAGGAAATGAACGACAAGTTCAACGCCGCCTGACGGAAAATTTAAAGCCTTGTAAACCGACACTACGGAAAGATGAAAGAATCCGTAAAAACGTTCTGCCGCATCAATGGCGTGGAGGCGTCTGAAAGCCTCTCAGAGACACTTTTTAACGCATATATGGAGAGTGTAGCCGATGACGACAGAGAGCATCCTACGGAGTTTAACAACGCCGGGGACAAAGAATAAGCTGCAATTCCCGCGCGAGCTGCGCGAACAGTTTGAGCGGGACTGCGGCTTTACCGATGAGGAACTAAAAATCTTCCGCCTGCGGGCAAAGGGCATGAGCGTTTTGCAAATTTCTTTTGCCATGCAGACGGACACGGAACTGTACGGCACGGAAAAGGTCGAGCGCCGTATACGGGCGATAAAGGACAAGATCGCCGCTGCAATCGAATGATGGGTTTTTGACGGATTATTGAGGGCTAACCGATGGGTTAGCCCTCTTTTTTTATGCGAAAATTTTGGTAGTGGGAGGCGACCGCATGAAATATTTTAACCCGAATCCGGCAGGCAAGGCCGTGGGCGATTGCGTGATCCGCGCGATTGCTAAGGCGACCGGCGACAGCTGGGGCAAGGTGTATATGGACTTGGCGGCGACTGGACACGAGCTGTCCGATATGCCGTCAGCTAATGCGGTCTGGGGCGCGTATCTCCGCCGTCGTGGATTTGCGCGCTCCGCTCTCCCGGATTACGACGGCTATACCGTCCGGCAGTTTGCCGCCGAACACCCCCGAGGCGCATACATTCTCGCCTTGAGCGGCCACGTCGTGGCGGTCGTGGACGGAGAGTATTTTGACGCCTGGGATTCCGGCAACGAAACACCAATCTACGTTTGGGAGGAAAAACGATGAACTATCCGCCGTATTACCAGCCGAGCTACCAACAGCCATACGCCCCGCCGATGATGGATCAGCTCGCGCAGCTCCGCGCGCAGCAGCCCGCCCCGAACCCGATGATCTGGGTGCAGGGCGAAGCCGCCGCCAAGTCCTACCTTGTCGCGGCGGGAAACACCGTCCCGCTGTGGGACAGCGAAAACATGTGCATCTATGTCAAGTCCGTTGACGCTTCTGGCGTCCCCTCCATGCGTATCCTCGACTACACCGAGCGCACCAAACCCGCACCGGCGCAGCAGACACCGGAATACATCACCCGTGCGGAATTTGAAGCGTTCGCGGCGCAGTTTGCACCGAAGAAAACCGCAAAGAAAGCGGAGGTGACCGAAAATGAGTAACCCCCTGTTTCAGGCATTCGGCGGCGGGCAGAACAACCAGTTCGCCCAGCTTGTCCAGCAGTTCCAGCAATTCCGAAACACCTTTCGCGGCGATCCGCAGCAGGAGGTGCAGAAGCTGTTGCAAAGCGGCAAAATCTCCCAGCAGCAGCTAAACCAATTGCAAAGCGCCGCGCAGCAATTCCAGGCGCTCTTACGTTGAATTTATCCGGCCGGATAAAAAATATTTTTTGAAAGGAAAATTGAACAATGTCTCTTACCGACGGTGGTATCCAGCCCACCATGCCCGTAACTCCTACCGGCGTGAATAACGGCGGCTGGGGCGGCTTCGGCGGCGACGGATGGTGGATCATCCTCTTCTTCATTGTCCTCTTCGGCTGGGGCGGCAACGGCTTCGGCGGTAGTCGTGGCGGTGTGACCGATGGTTACATCCTCGCCTCCGACTTTGCCAACATCGAGCGCAAGCTCGACGGCGTGAACAACGGCCTCTGCGATGGTTTCTTCGCGCAGGCGCAGCTCATCAACGGCGTGCAGCAGAACGTGAGCAACGGCTTCATGTCCGCCGAACTCTCCCGCGCGAACCAGCAGTCTGCCCTCATGGCGCAGCTCTTCCAGATGCAGATGCAGTCGCAGGAGTGCTGCTGCGAGAATCGCGCCGCCGTTGCGCAGGTGCGCTATGACATGGCAACGCAGGGCTGCGAAACCCGCAACACCGTGCAGAACGCCGCGCGCGACATCATCGACAACGCCAACGGAAACAGCAAGGCCATCCTCGACTTCCTCGTGCAGAGCAAGATGCGCGATCTCGAAAGCGAGAACCAGTCCCTCAAGCTCGCGGCCTCCCAGGCGGCGCAGAACAGCTACCTTGTCTCTGCCCTCCGTCCGTCGCCCATCCCGGCGTATCAGGTCGCAAATCCATATTGCTGCAGCTACGGCTGCGGTTGTAGCGCCTAAACTTCATACCGAGAGCTTGCCCCCAGCGGCATGGTCGGCATAATGCCGACGCTTAACACACGGCGGCGGGGCATTATACCCCGCCGCTCTTTTTGAAAGGAGAAAACCACAATGGCTGAATTTATCAACGCCTCGACGTCGCTTGTCGCCGCCGGGCAGAACGTCCCCCTCACCGAAACAGCAGTTGCCGGGAATTGCGGTATCGTCCACCGCGAGGGCGCGGGCATCGTCACCCTCCGAGGCCTGACGAATCAGTGCCGCGCTCGGTACAAAGTGTCCTTCGGCGCAAACATCGCCATCCCCACCGGCGGAACGGTCGAAGCAATTTCCCTTGCCCTCGCCGTCAACGGCGAGCCGCTTGTTAGCGCCACCGCCATCGTTACCCCCGCCGCCGTCGGCGATTACGGAAACGTGTTTGTTTCCGCAAACGTCGATGTTCCCCGCGGCTGCTGCCTGACTGTCGCGGCGGAGAACATCAGCGGACAGGCCATCAACGTTGCCAACGCCAACATGATCGTTGAGCGCGTGGCGTGAAAGGAGAAAAACCATGAGTGAATATGCAATGAAGTCTATCCGCGAAAAGCTCTGCCGCGAGCTGGACGAAGTGGCCCGTAAGCCCGACCTCGGCGCTGGCGATCTCGATATCCTCCACAAAATCACCGACACCGTAAAGAACATCGACAAAATCGAAATGCTCGAAGACGGGGACTATTCCCGCGCCGGTGAGTTGGAGGCGGATATGCGCGGAACCTACGGTCGCGGCAGCAGCTACGCCCGCCGCGGTACGCACTACGTCCGCGGCCACTACAGCCGAGACGGCGAGGGCGACCGCTACAGCGAACGGTACAGCCGCGACGGTATGCGCGAGCATATCGAGGGCATGATGCGCGACGCGCAGGACGACCGTACCCGCGAGGCGCTGCGACGCTGCCTCGACGATCTCGGCTGACATGCTGGACGCACTCGAGATTCGCAAGGAGATAGCGAGACTCGAGTATGAGGAGTCGAGCTATCCCAATTATGCCAAGTTAGCCACGCTCTACACCATCCGCGCCGAAATGAACAAGGCAAACGAGCCGCAGAGCGCCGCGCCGCGAGGGCAGTCCATCCCGGCCTATTCCGGCGCGGCCTACGGAAACAGCGAATTTCTCCGCACCATCTCGGATAAAGAGCCGCGAGACGCATGGCGGGTGATGGATGAGCTGATGGAGAGTCTAAGCGTGATGCAGCCCAAGACCTACGCGGCGGTCATGAACAAACTAAACGATTTATAAGCAAAAAGGAGGGCCTTTCAGCCCTCCTTTTCCTTGTTCGCAATGTAAAATGCAATCAGCCGGACAACGTACTTCGGCGGGTTGGAAACGCCGCTCTCCCAATTTTCAATGCTTCGTTTCGGGATTCCAAGCAGCTCTGCAAAGGCGCGCTGCGTGAGCCCGGTCGATTCACGCAGCGCCTTGATCTCACTCATTGACTGCCACCTTGCACCAGAACACCGGGCGCGGAGCGTCGCCGCCGAAGTCGAAGAGCACGGAGTACAGCTCGCCGTCTTCGCCGCGGCAGATCGGGGAGTAGCCGTCGAAAAGATCGTCGCTCAGGCTGTCTGCGTAATTCTCGCCGCGGGTGCGGCGGATGTCGTCGAGAACTTCGCGGTCGAACTGCTTCTGCTCATTCGTCCACTTGTAGCCCTTGCCGGTGAGGTCAAGCTCGCGGTTGTCGATGATTTCAAATTTCATTTTTTTTGTTCCTTTCCGGGGCTCAGCCCCTCTGTAATTCCTCTTTACGTCTATTATAATACCACCAAACTGGTGGTGTGTCAATAAGAAATTTTGGAAAAAGGAAATTTTTCAAAAAGAAAACGCCGGGGATTAACCCCGGCGTTTCTTTCGCGGTATGCTGAACCTTAGTAGACCGCCTGCGATGAAAAAGTTATGGAAATTCATGGTACCGGTGAGGGGACACCCTGAATTTTCGTCCCCTCGGGCTACCGGCTGTAA